ATAAGATTTATTTTAAATTTCTATTGACAAGGATTAGAAGCCAACAACTTGGCTTCTACGAAACCCCAGAATTATTATTTCTGCGTGGATAGTCGAAGACCACTAAGAAATAAAATTATGGAGGTGTAGTCCGACTGGAATGTTGCTCTTGTGAATATCGACAAATTAATATCCGTCCGAAATCGCCATCAAAAGCGATTTCATATAATCGCCACCGCTTTATAGGTGGCACGCTGTAGGCTACTGCCGAAAGCACTAATAGGATGTTAATTTTCGACACAAAAACAATGACAGTTTTAAGACCAACTTCTATCTAGCTATGCTTACCTTTGCATTTGCAAAGGTTAAGTATTGCTAATGCCGGGTAGATTGATGAGAGAGTAGGCTGGGCTGTGCGATAGACGAAAGCTATTAATATAAGCTTTTTTTACTTTAGTAGAAAAAGGTCACCGCCCTACCAAGGTGACATACTATATATTAAAGCTTTTGTTCGCATGGACCAGCCCTTTTTTGTTGCATATCGTCTATCAGATATGCCTTGTTACAAAAAAGACTTTATTGAATAAATATATGTGTCCACATATATATTAGAATGTATGTGTATAACTGTATTGACACAAAACGAATCAGTTGTGTATAATCTATATAGAGGTATAAATGAAAACTGCGCTAACAAGTAAACAACAGAATTTTGTCCTTAACTTTATAAGTACTGGTGGAAACGCTACAGAATCAGCTAAGATGGCAGGATATAGCGAAAAGACAGCTTCAGTTCAAGGTAGTCAACTCCTTAAGTTACCCCATATACAGCAAGAGCTGATTCGATTAACAAGTGAGCAGTTTTCTATATCCGCAGTACAAGCACTAGGTAAGATTATAAATCTAAGTGATTCAGCTAAGTCAGAGTATGTTCAGTTAGAAGCTTCTAAGGATATATTAGATAGAGCTGGATTTAAACCACCAGACAAAGCAATCAATGTTCTTGCTGGTGATGTGAAGATAAGTATAGACTTGGATTAGGTAGTGGGGGGTCAAAATTGGTGGTTTCAATCGTGTAATAGATGCTGCTCAAACATTATTTTCTAAAAAGGTTCTTCTTTTTTTTTGTGCGTTAGGGTTCTTAAAGAGTGGTGTATAGTTACAACATCATGTCAAATGATAACAACATAATAGAGTTTACAACAAATGATGATAACACAGGGCATACAACTGATTCTGTACTTGATCACCTTATCAAGTATAGGGATGACATTGTATCTCTCACTTGTGTTGTTGAGCATGGTGATGGTAGGGTTGGAGTATATGCGGAGGATAAGGACATCTATACTCTCTTATTCCAGAAAAATTTTTTGGATTATTTTGTCCGAAAAGCATTTAGCGATAGGGTGGAACACTACACGGAGGAATAGTGGTAGGAGTAAAGAAGAAGAAGTTAAAGAGGGATATGACACCTCAAGAGCTGCATCGAAACGCAAGGGGAGGACTTATCGGGCCGTGTCGTATATGCGAAAGGTCTGTGCATCAAGGAGATAGCTTTATTATTACTGGTGGTGATATAATACTTTGTACACCATGTTACGAGAAAAGGATCAGTAAGCGTGCAACTTAAATACAAACCAGATGGCGACACCTTGAAAACCTTTATGAAAGATGATTCGTTCTTTCGTGGGCTTCGTGGACCAGTAGGTTCTGGCAAATCTGTAGCATGCTGCATAGAAATTTTTAGGCGTGCCTTAATGCAAAAGCCTAATGAAGATGGTATTAAGAAAAGTCGCTGGGCAGTTATAAGAAACACTAATCCACAGCTTAGAACAACAACAATAAAGACTTGGCTTGACTGGTTTCCTGAGAATGACTGGGGAAATTTTCGCTGGTCTGTTCCTTTTACACACCATATCAAGAAAGGTAATATAGATGTTGAGATAATTTTTTTAGCCCTAGATAGACCAGAAGATGTAAAGAAGCTGCTTTCATTAGAGCTAACTGGTATATGGGTGAACGAGGCAAGAGAGATTCCTAAGTCTATTATTGATGCGTGTACTATGAGAGTAGGTAGATTCCCCTCTATGAAAGATGGTGGACCTACTTGGTATGGAGTTATATGTGATACTAACGCTCCAGAAGAAGATCATTGGTGGGCTGTTATGTCAGGAGATTCTATAGTACCAGAACATATATCACGAGAAGAAGCGTTGATGTTAGTGAAGCCTGATAACTGGATGTTTTGGAATCAGCCAGGAGGTATGGTAGAAAATAGAAACAATGAGAATGAAATAATAGGATATAAGTCTAATGATAAAGCAGAAAACAAAAAGCATTTAACCCCAGAATACTACAATAATATAGTTAATGGTAAGACTAAATCTTGGATAGACATCTATGTTATGAACCGATTAGGTAGATTAGATGATGGTAAGCCAGTATATCCAGACTTTAATAAGCTCATTCATGTAGCAGAAGAACATATACCAGTAGCAAATGGTAATACAGTTTATGTAGGTATGGATTTTGGACTGACTCCAGCTGCCGTATTTGCCCAAAAAATTCGCGGAAGATGGCACATCTTAAAGGAAGTTGTGTGTATTGACATGGGTATCGTACGCTTTGCTGAGCTAATGCGACAAGAGGTTGCACAGAATTATCAGGGTTGTGACCTACAAATGTGGGGTGATCCAGCTGGTGATTTCAGAGCGCAAACTGATGAGAGTACACCATTCCAGATAATGAGAGGAGCTGGAGTACAAGTCTACCCAGCACCTAGTAATGATGTAAGTCTAAGGTTAGAGTCTGTAAATGCTGGACTAACTCGTATGCTTGAGGGCCAGTCTGGAGTAATCATAGATAAAAGATGTAAGGAACTTATAGCTGGGTTTGATGGTGGCTATCACTATAGAAGATTACAAGTAACAGGACAGGAAAGATACCAAGAAAGCCCTAACAAAAATAGATTCTCCCATGTGCATGATGCTTTACAATATCTGATGCTAGGATCAGGAGAAGGGCGAAGCATAACACATGGGGGAGCATTAAGAAATGCCTTTCAAGCAAAAGCATCTTTTAATCCATTTGATAAACAAAGAGCTAGAAAAAAAGAAAAAAGTTTCTGGAGTAAGTTTTAATGCACCTATCGTACTTTGACATATTCGGTATTGCTGCGTTAATATCTCTACTGTTAAATTATTGGACAGGAAAAAAATGAGTGAGTCATTATTAAAAAGATTAAAACTTAGTGGATATAACAAACCAAAAAGAACACCTGGGCATAAAACTAAATCACATGTAGTCTTAGCTAAAGTAGGGGATGTAATAAAAACAATTAGGTTTGGTCAACAAGGAGTGTCAGGCGATAAAGATAATACTGCAAGAAGCAGATCATTTAAAGCAAGGCACGCAAGCAACATAAAGAAAGGAAAATTGTCCGCAGCTTACTGGGCAAATAAAGTGAAATGGTAACATGAGTTTATTAGCAAACATAAAAAAAAGACAAAGAAAAGGTATTTCTAGGTCAAAGAAAAAAACAACAATAAGTAAAAAAGCATACTCTCAAATGAAGAAGGGTTGGAAAAAATAATGGAATGTGCGTTGCTCATATTCTATTTACAAATACCAATGCAATAAGGATGAAAAAATATGTGTATAAAAACACCAAAGCCACCAAAGGAAAGTCAAGACGCAAAAGCAGCAAGAGCAGCCCAACTAAAGGGAGAGCTAGACGAGCGTACTAGACTTAAGACTGAAGCTACCGAAGCACAAAGATTGCTTCAATCTGGTTTTGGTAGACGATCTCTCATTACTGGTGTAGGGGGAGGTAGAGGTTATCCTCTGGGTTCTTAATTAATGGCAGATAGTGTTAAACAAATACTTGAAAGGTATGCGAAAGCAGAAGCTACCAAACAATTATGGAGTACTACCTTTGAAGAATGTTATGAATATGCGCTACCACAAAGAGAAAGCTTTTATCAAGAATCTCAAGGTGCAAATAGACATGACAAAATTTTTGATGAAACAGCTGTAGTAGGTGTACAAGAATTTGCATCAAGACTACAAGCTGGAATTGTTCCAAACTTTGCCAGATGGGCTGACTTAGTAGGAGGACAAGAAGTTCCTGAGGAGGAAAGATTAGATGTTAACAAAGCTCTCGATGATGTTACAGAATATGTATTTGAAGTTCTGCAAAATTCCAACTTTAATCAAGAAGTACATGAAAGCTTCTTGGACTTGGCTGTTGGAACAGGTTGCTTACTTGTGGAAGAAGGTGACGCACTTAACCCTGTCAACTTTACAGCAATTCCGCTCCCTCATATCTGCTTGGACACAGGACCTCAAGACGATATTGATACGATATATAGGAAAAGATTAGTTCGCTGCAAAGACCTTATGGTTGCATATCCTGATGCAGACCTATCATCTCAAATGAAACAGAGTATGATAGATAATCCAGACAAAAAAATTAATATTATTGAAACAGTATATAGAGATTACTCTGTATTGCCTGATGAAAAATATCATTATTGTGTAGTAATTAAAGAAGAAAAGCGTAAGATAGTACACAGAGAAATGAATGGTAATGGTTCTAATCCATATATTTGCTTCCGTTGGGGTAAATGTGCTGGAGAAGTATATGGTCGTGGACCATTGATGAACGCTATGGCAGCAATTAAGACTACCAATCTAACTGTGGAGATGATATTAGAAAATGCTCAAATGGCTATCTCGGGTATATACCAACTGGAAGATGATGGTATTGTTAATACAGATACAATACAGTTATTGCCGGGTACTGTCATACCTAAAGCACCAGGCTCGTCTGGACTCCAGCCGATCCAAAATGCTGGTGACTTTAGAATATCTGATATTATTTTGTCGGATATGCGTAACAACATCAAGAGAGCTTTATACAATGATATGCTGGGCGATCCGAACAGAACCCCAGCCTCTGCAACAGAAATTGCAGAAAGAATGGCAGACCTTTCAAGAAGAATTGGATCAGCCTTTGGAAGATTACAAGCAGAGTTGGTTACTCCAATCCTACGACGAGTTATACATATACTTAAAAAACAGGGTAGAATAGAAGTACCACAAATTAATGGCAGAGAAATTAAAGTAGTAAGTATCTCTCCATTAGCACAAGCACAGATGCAAACAGATATTGCATCAGTAGATATATTTTTAGAATTGGTCATGGCTAGGTTTGGACCACAGATGTTACCTATGTTAGTTAAAGGTGATGAGGTTGCTAAATTCTTAGCTAAAAAATTCTCCGTGCCAGAGGATTTGTTAATGACTGATGCTGATAGACAGCAAGTTTTACAACAGGCACAACAGATGGGAGCTATACCAAATGACGAAACAACAGAAGATATTGGGTCCTGATGGATATGAAAGAAGTAAGAAAGATAATGAATTGTTAAATGATTTATTAACTACTACTTTTGGAACACCACATGGAATCGAAACACTTAAATATTTAAAATCAATAACAACAGAAAGAGTAGCTGGACCAGAAATAAAAGCTGATGCTTTGTTTCATTTAGAGGGCCAGAGGTTTTTAGTTGGTGTTATTGAAACAAGAATAAGACAACATCAAGCAACACAGGAGCAAACAAATGAATGATGAATCTTTAGTAGAACCACAAGTAGTAGAAGAAACAACGGAGTCTGGCGATCTCCCTCCCACCCAATCTGCACCAACCGAAAGCCAGACTCCAACC